AGCAGGAATCATCTGGAAAGGGGAACGCCGATGGCTGAGTGCAGAAAAAATGGTGAGCAATGCCCGGACTTCTATAAGTGCACCACAGATGGGGATACCGTGGTATCAAGCAGAAAGGTTCTGCAGCAGTACTGCTTCTATTGCATGGCCACTCCCCGGATTAAGAAAATAGGAACTATTGCATCCTGGACAGGAACTACGCCTCCATGGTGCCCGCGTGGCCGTGGATGAAGGAGGAACAAGTCGGTGAACATTAAGGACTCAATCAAACTTATGGAACTGTACGCTGTGTGCCCCAGGTGCGGTTGCGAGGTAATCGGGAATGGGAAAGGTACCCTTGAGTGTGATACGGCTGCCGGCTCGTTCCGGCGGACCTGCAGTTGTGGCTGGTATGTGGAGGTGCAGGAAGGGGTCGTAGCCGGACAGGCTCCGGAGGTAGAGGTACCAGCTGAGGAAGAACCTGATCCTGAACCGATCTCTGATGAGAAAGTCGAGCCGGATCCGGAGCCCGAGCCGTTGCCAGTACCTATATCGGAGCCGAAGCCGGTACAGCCTCTGAAGGCGGACAAAAAGAAAGTGGACAAACCTGCGGAGTGGAGAGGCTTTGTGCATATCCGTTGCGAGGCCTGCCACAAAGAGGCGACTTTCTGCCTGCGCGCACCTACCACACAGTACACCTGTCGGAACTGCAATCACAAGATGGATCTTGGGAAGCCCTATTTGGCCTATACCCGCTGTGAGTGTGGCCAGGCCGGGCGTTACCTGACCAACATCCTAGATTTTACTTTTGACATTCCCTGTGCCACCTGCGGATCGCCCAACAC